TAGCTTAGTCACTTCAAAGACCAGGACAGTAACGGGCGCAGCATCGCCCGTAGCTTTCGTGTGGGTGACATTTAGGGCAGTAACCTGCCAACCAAACCTTTTATTATTGCATCCTAGACCCGAGACCCTAATAGCGCGCGGGCAGAGTGGCCCCCTATTATCCCCGAGGGGATGACCTAATGCTAGTGTAAAAATGCCTAACGGCTAGTGACCGATTCCCGATTCAAAAATTTCTTTCTTCCAACCCGCTAACAACGTGTTGGGTAGTGCATTCGCACACATCCTAGAGGCAGCGAGAGAGCAGACAGTAGGTGGCTACTTCAGAACTCCAGAGGAGACTAGAGAGAGAAGGCAGGGACATAACGCTTTCCTTGAAGAGAGGAAAGAGCGATTGAGAACGTCCGACTTACGCAAGAAAGTCAAGGCGTACTACGACCAGACTGGGAAACCAGATTTTTATTTTGGTTATAACCCCGGAAAATTCATCACAATGCCGGGAAAACGTCGCAAATATAGTCTTGGAAGCAAGGCCCAAATTCGAAAGATGGCACGCGCATACGTCAGGAAAAAGTATCGCACCGGAGGCGTCCCAGTCACGCGAGGAGCGTACAACATGAGAATGCCAAGCGAGCTGAAGCTCTCTCAAAATCAAACCTTGGGCTTGACAACTCTTCAAAACACTCCAACGATCGCAAACAACCAACTCATTTTGTTAAATTCAATCGCTCAAGGAACCGATTACACCACGCGAATCGGACGTACGTGTCTGGCGACATCCCTCCAATGGAATCTGGAGCTTTTCCAAGCTCCAGGAACGACGACCTCAAACAATCAAATTTGGGTGAGAGCCATGGTCTTCTGCGACCGCCAACCCAACGGCGTAGAACCATCGGTATTCTCGGACGTTCTCGATTCAACATTCCGTACCGAACAAGCATTCCGCAACCTCAGCAACCGTGACCGATTTGTGATTGTCGCAAACAAAGTTTGGTCTTGGAGCGATTGGAACACGCTTCAACCGGAATCGTTGGGGTGTGCCAAAAACGGGGGACCCAAACGCTGGGCCAAATACAAAAAACTCAACGTGGAAAAAACGGTTTATTCCGGAACAAGTGGGGGCATCACAAACGTGCAAAGCTGCGCTCTTTTTTTTGCCATTTGGTTAGTGAACACGTCAGGAGCAGTCCAGGCAAACTTCGCATATCGATTGCGGTTTGTGGACTTTTAAAGTTTGCAGCTCGTCGCGGCAAACAATGGAAAGGAGTAGAGCTCGGGTGGTTTTAGCTATTGGGCGTTGGTTTCCACCTTATAGGTAATGGTAGCTCCTCAAGCGAAGCAGAAAAGACAACATCCAGCCACACACACACCCACATACGAAATCGATTAGCCATCACAACGAAACCAGTGGCAGTACGGTCGATACGATATGGAGGAAACAACCACTGAGAAGAGTGTCATCAGCACTGGGGGAGGTCCACAGAGTAGTCGCACATGGTGTGGAACTCTGAACAACTACTCGCAAGGCGAATACGAATTCTTGGTCCAAGAATTCAACAAGGTAGCCGAGTACTGGATCATCGGAAAAGAAAAGGGACAAGAGGGAACACCCCATCTTCAAATGGCGTGCTCCTTCACAAGAGCCCAAAAATTGAATTATTTGAAACAAAATCTTTCCGTGAGAGCCCATTGGGAAATCACAAAAGGTACCCTCGACCAAAATCGAGTGTATTGCATGAAGGAAGGAGATTACACGGAAGGAGGGGCGCCTCCCGTGAAAAAGCAGGGTAAGCGCACCGATATTGAAATGGCGGTGGAAACGTTGAAAGCAACGGGAGGGGACGTCCAAGAAATGGCATTGACCCACCCCGAGGCGTACGTGAAATATTCGTCCAATTTCGAGAAATTGGCCCAACGTTACCAAAAGAAAATGCGTTCATCCGGGTCTGGATACGTACACGATCGAAGAGTCATTTGGATATACGGCCCCTCGGGGACTGGGAAAACGAGATATGTTCACGAAAAAGAATTGATTTCGAATTTGTGGATCTCCGGAAGAGATTTGAGATGGTGGCAGTCGTACGACATGGAGCCGGCTGTGTTGTTCGACGATTTCCGAGGGGACTTTTGCAAGTATCACGAACTTCTTCGAATCCTTGATCGATACCAATGTACAGTCGAAAACAAAGGAGGAAGCGTTTCGTTACAAAACGTCAAAAGAATTTGGATCACGTCGTGTTTCCATCCACGACACGTATACGATACACGTGAAGACATCGAACAATTGATTCGCCGCATCGACAAAATATGGCACTTTACCAGTACAACCAAAACTGACGTTACGAACGAAAAGGAGTACCCTGGCAAGCCGGGAGGAGCGGCGCCGGATTTCATTACGCCCCTCGCGCTCGTACGCACGAAAGCAGTAATCCCCGAGAGTCCACCGACTCCGACGAACTCCCGTCCGAACTCCAAGCGATCATCGACGATTGGTACCGAGCTCGATATGGTAATTTCGAGGGGAGTGGCGACGCAGCCGCTGGTGGTCTTGGATTCGGACGAGGAGGAGGAGCTGCCGGGCCAACCAGATTCGAGTTGGGCGGCGAGTCAATGGAAGAGAGCAGTGAAGAAGAGTGAGTAGACAGTGTGAAACCCCCGGGTGTTTCTCGGCCGGGCGCAGGTTTGGCCCGGGGGTGTAAGAAGATTTTTTTCGACAAAAAATCGGACAGAAGTGACTAAGGTAATACTG